GCCGTGGCCGGTCATCCAGACGGTGCCAGCCTTGTCGATGTAGTGCTGGGCCAGCGGACCTGGCAGGCCGGGGCGACCGTCATAGATGACGTCCAGGGCGTGCAGTGCGGCCGTGTGGTGCATCATGACGCCGTTCAGCGGGCCCCAGCCGCCATGGCCGGCCCGATTGTGGGTGCGCCAGTTCTTGTACTGCTTGATGTGTAGCTTCTCGGCCGTGAAGGCCCTGATCAGTTGGTCTGCGGTCATCGGGTCGCTCATGTGCCCTCTCCTACCAACTAAGGCTGCCGTCCCAAACGACGCTGGCGTTGCCAGCGACCTGCTGCTGGATGGCGTAGTCGATGTCGATCACCATCTGGTCCTCAGTGTCGCGCAGGTTTCCGAACTCGCCTGCGCCCAGGTGGTGGCCGCTGTACTCCGTGAACATCAGCTCTCGACACCGGATCTCCGCGAACCACATGGCCATCACCACGTCGGTGAGGCCTTTGGTCTCGGGGAACCAGGCACACAGCTGCTCGATCATGTTGCGGATCGGCTCGCTGCGCGTCTGGCAGGGGAGCCTGATCAGGTTATGCCCTTTTTCCCAGCCCTCGAAGAGTGTGGCCATGGAGGCCACGCCGAAGTCGGGATCCCACTTCTTGGAGTCGGTGTGGTGGGGGTTGATGACGCAGCCACGCGAGTGGAGCATCGTGCGGATCAGCTGGTCCTGCACGATCGACCCCTGGTAGGCGTTCTTCTCGATCCGCCACTCGTTGATCCGGTACTTGTCGGTCAGCCGCTCGATTTCGTTGCGCATCTCGTGCGGGGGCAGGGCGCGGCGGTTGACGACCTCCAGGACCCAGCGCACACCCGACTGCCGGTCAAGACCGATGACCACCATGGCGGTGAAGCCGGACGCGGCCGGGTCAAGGCCGGCCACGACGTACAGCCCTTCCATGCCGTGCTGGCGGTGCTGGCTCTGGCCGTCGTACATGGGGCCAGGAACGCGGGCCCGGTCGACGCACCCCTGCACCGCCTCCATGGAGAAGGTCGAGTCGTCGGAGACCTGGTCCTGCATGTAGATCATCGACCAGTTACGGGCTGACATCTTGCGCCGCTTACGCTGCAGCGCCTCGCCGTGCCACATCGGCCAGTTGCCGTCATCGTCAGGCCAGCCAGCCTCCTCGGCCACCCGCCTGCCCTGGCTGGTCACCGGTGGCCGGTTGGTAACCGGCCACAAGGTCACCCAGTCCCTCGGAGCGTCCGCGTACTCCATGACGGCCGGCTGGGTCAGGTACGTCCACGGGCTTTGGCCCTCGACGTAGTAGTGGTCCTTCAAGATCTCGCTGTACAGGTCGACGGACTCGATGCGGGTACCGACCAGCAGCATGCGGCCGCCAGCGTCCGCCACCCGGGTACCGACCTGGTTCTGGATCCAGTCGATCTGGCTCTGGAACTGCTGGAAGTTCGTGTGGTCGACGCAGTCGTCCATGATGGCCAGGTCGGCGCGAGTTCCGTAGATCTGGCCGCCGACGCCCACGGCCTGGACCGTGTAGGCGTGCTCACCCGAGTCGGAGCCGTTGACCCGGATCTTGGTCTGCGCCCAGGTGTCGCCCGAGGCGAACCCGCCCGGCGGAGCGAACGCCGCCTGCAGAGCGGCGTAGCTGGCATTGCCGGCCAGGCGCTCCTTGATGGCGTGCAGGAACTTGCCGGCCATGTCCTGGGTCCGGCTGATGATCAGCACCCGGATGTTGGGATCCTGGCAGATCCGCCACACCACGTAGTTCACGGACAGCGTCGTGGACTTCGCGTGCTCCGGCGGAGTGTTGATCAGGATGTTGTCGATCTCGCCCTTGACGTAGATCTGCCGAGGATGCAGATCCCGAGGCTCCCGACCCTCCAGAACATCGATCCACTGCAAGTGGTGCCGGAAGAGCTGAGTGCCCAGGTACTCCGAGCAGAAGTCCGGGAAATCGGGGATGGTCGCCCTGGCCGTCGCCAGATCCGTGGTCCGCTGCGTGAGGATCAGATCAACCTGATCCCGCCACTCAGGGAAGTTGTCCCGGTAGTACTGGTACGCAGACCGGGACCGCTGAGCGGCCCGGCACGCGTCATCAATGCTGAACCCCTTCGTCAGGGCTGCCAGCATCGTGTTGCGGGACTGCTGCGAGGAGCCGGCACTACGGCGGTTGTCACGGCCGAGCGCAGCGGCGCCGGCCGAACCCTGACGACCCCGGTAGCTGGGCCCACTCTTCGGCTCATCAGCCGGGATCTCGATCCTCACCATGACATGAGTGTGCCCCCTGCTCTGGGATACTGATGAGTGTCGAGCTTCACCAGGTCCAAGAAGGAGGGGGCATCTCTGGTGTCCATAGAAGCACAGTGGCCCGGCACCTGCCAGCGCTGCACCAAAGGCTGGGGCAAGGGCGACAAGCTTGACCGCCCCAAAAGCGGCGGTCCCTGGATGCATACCCGCTGCGCCCGCCAGACCCCAGCCGCCGAGCGGCCGGTCCCCACCAATCTGGACGGCGTCACCGTCACCACCGAGCAGCGGCAGAAGATCGCCAGCGGCAAGACGCTTCACAAGGATCTGGCCGAGCGTGCCCTGGAGACATGGAAGGTTGACGGCTGGAAGCTCACCGAGGAGCAGGCCGAAGGTCTGATGGGGAGCTGAAGGGCGCTTGTAGGGTTCTCACAAACTTCGTTGTGGGGATCCTACAAAAATACCCATGGGGGGTATGCAATTCGCGTTCATGACGACGTATAACGCCGCATAAGTCCAGTTTCGTCTTTGCGATAGGATACGTCTGACCGTCGGGCCGCAGCGCCCGACGGAAGCAGTTAGAAGCATGGAAGGCCTGATCAAGGGGTCCGCAGCGACCCCCAAGGGAGCTGCGGGAAGTGCCTGGTCGCGCGGAGCGCGAGGACCAAGGGGTCTGGTGGGCATGGGTGGACGGAGTCCATCCCATCCCATCAGCCCCAGTTAAAAAGCCTGGGGTCAAGGATGACACAGAGTCATCCTTGCAGGTCAGGGGGCTGATGGGCTGGAGCGGAGCGAACAGTCCATCCGCAGCGATGGACAGTCCGCCAGCCTGCTACTGATCAGCAGCCGATAGCTGCTGATCATAGGCATGTGGATCACAGCATGTATGCATGCAAGGGCATGCCGATCTGTCGATCGGCCAGCCCCCACACAGGGGGTGGCCGAGGTAGTGGGTAGGTGCAGGTAGTAGCAGGCTCCTCGTCGCAGTGCTGCGCACTGCTCCTCGTAGCCCGCTCCCTCGGTCGTAGCCGAGAGGCTGGCGCCTCTCACCTACTCCCTCGCTCGCGGTGCCGTTGGTTGACATGACCATGGCTGATCCTCGTACGCCCGTGCGCGCGTAGGCGCGCCCGTCATGCACGCCCGTGTGCGCGTGTGCCCGCGCATGAGCGCGTGCGACACGCGTGTGTGAAACCTTGATCCCTTGATGCCCTCATGGTCTTGCGTCTACCCGCAATGTGATCATGCTCTGTGATCTTCGCAGGGGTAGAACGTGTTCTAAATGACTCTCCGTGCACGCCCTCTGAGCTGCACGTTTGAGAGCTTTACCATCTCTTTGCCACGGGATCGCTTGACTCTGGCTCACGCCTAAAGGAGCTTGGGGAACGTTCCACCCCAACTGAACAGCCCGACCGGAGCAAGCCCCCGCCCCTCAGGGCGGATGCGGCAGCCAGGTATCAGGGGAGATCGCCCGCAGCGCGGGCCACGTGTGGATGGGTGAAGCGAGCGGGAGAGGTCCGCAGGGATCTTGAACGGATCGCGTGGGGACATGATCCATTGACAGCTGAAGAGTCCGACCAACCCAGAGCCCCGTCAGACGGGCTCGCGGACGGGTGACCACCCTGGACATGGCCGTACCCCGAGAGGGGATGCGGTGAGCCAGGAGGTGAACCGACAGACCGACCCCGGAGAGGGATCGGCAGGGATTGGGCTACTGGACCCCGTGGACCCCCGCCGTGAGGCGTTGGGGACGGGACAGACCGTATGACACAGACTTGTCAGTACAGGGCGTGAGACAGGCTCTCACAGCGTTTTCTGTACCACGCTTTGTACTGACCTCTGTCATGAGGGTCGAGGCATTCAGCCTCGCCCTTGATGATGGTGGGAGAGATCATCATGGCAACTCAGCTTCACCCCTTGCTCATGGGTGCGTTGTACGACGCCACGTTTCTCGATGGCGGCGCAACGGTGGAGATCAGCGATGACGGACAGGTCGACATCCCGGAAACGGGTTACGTCGTGTCCGTCACTGCAATGGACTTCACCGCGCAGGCCGATGAGGACCCGAGCAAGTTCTTTGACGTGATGGTTGACGTCCTCACCGACTTCAACCCGCCCGCGTTGGGTGTCTGGCGAGAGCCTGGCACCAATACGATCTTTGTGGACCCCGTAGAGATCTACGAGCTGCAGGCAGACGCGATGGCGGCCGCCTACGCACGTGGAGAGATCGCGGTGTACGACCTGTCCACGCAGACCACACTCCACGTGTCCGCCGATGCGGCTGGGTACGAGGGGTACGAGGACTGATCATGCCTCGGGCGCACCGGCCACGGTCGGTGCGCACCGGCGAGGTGATCACCCTTGATCATCCAGTGATCGTTAGGAGAGGCGATCATGACTGAATTCCAAGCATGGTGGACGATCGGCTGCGCATTCGTGTCAGTCGTGTACATCCTCGCCATCTTCCTGATCTTCGGGGAGTGGTGATCATGTCCAACCGTGCCGTCGACATCATGGCGCCGCTGTTGATCGGCGCCACCATTGCCGTCGTGGCGTACGTCATCCTGCACACCCTTGGGTGTGTGTGATGCCTGCATTTACCCACGTCATGGGCACGTGCGTCTTCCCCGATGACCTTGCCTACCGCTTCCAGGTGGGCCAGTTCGTGTACGTCCACACACAGTGGCCGCACATCAATCCGCTGGACGCACTTGAGTGCGTGATCACTGACGTCTCGCAGGCCCCGGAGACGATCACGCTCTATCCCTGCAATCACCCCACAGAGCAGTTCGACATGCCGCAGGCAGCCCTGTCTGCGCCGATCATGGTTTAGGAGAGGTCATGATCAAGAACCAGCCCAAGATCAGCCCGTACGCGCTGCTCAACGTGTACGTCCGGCCGAGCGTAGACAAGATCTACAAGGCCAAGATCGCCCTGCCCCCCACCCACGTCGTCAACCGTGGCTCATGGTGACCCGATTCCCGCTCGTTCTGCCGGACCCCCCAAGGGGCCCGGCAGGGCCGTGAGGCCAATCGGTCTGCACAATCCAGCATCTCGATCATGTGGGAGTGATCATGAAACTGGTTCACGCAGAAACGGCGCGAGAGATCGCGCCGGGATCCATGTTGCACATGACCAACGCTGCCCAGTCGTGGCGATACGAGCGGATTGTTCCGCACCCGGTCGACGGGCACCGGGTGCACGTCACCCGGCACCACCCGAAGCTTGGGCGGGTGCACAAGGAGTTCCACCCGAGCATCTTCGGATGCTGCGTCGTGATCGACGTGAAGTTCTACGCCGACACGGCCAAGATCAAGCACTGCATTTCGGTGTTGGGCACGCAGTTGATCTTGCTGACTCTCGGCGGATTCATCGCGTGGTGGGTCGCTGAATGGTGCCATGCACACTTCGGCGGCTGATCTTCCGATGAGCATCCCGCACGGGCACAACTGATCAAGTTGAGCTACTGGCAACCCTGCCAGGCCCGTGCCGGGTGTCCCTCGGATGATCAAGGAGAGGACATCATGAGGATGAACCTGGCAAATGGATCATGGGAGACCCAAGAGAGGCTCCTCAACCGGCAGCCGTTCAAGGGGAGCAACTTCTATGCGGGCCCCCCGCCCTACGCGCTCAACACGGGCAGGCTGCCTGAGGTCTGGCGCAACCGGTACCGAGAGGACGTCGAGAGCTGCGGAGTCAACTACGTCGTCATGTCGTACGCAACGCCCATCGCATGGGTGTGCGCCGACGGAACCGTGGTCATCCCGGACGTCAAGTACAGCGTGTCCACAACGCGCCATCAGGGCCTGCTGTACGCCCTGCGGCCAAACCTGTCCGATGAGGCGCGGGTGAGGGTCCTGGACAACGCCACCAGGGAGCGTATGACGCGCTCCGGACGGGTGGTGCATGCTCCCGAGCCTCTGGCACCCCGGACGGCCGCCAAGAGGCCCACGGAGTACCTCGCCGTACGACTGGAATACAGCGACTCCTACTCGCTACGCCAGGGGTGGGCCACGTCCTACGTGGACGGGCCCGCGTCGCAAGTAGGTGGCTACGCCACCTACGGAACCTATGAATGATCAGGGAGAGGTCATGAACGCGTTTGAGCAGTACGTCACCAAACAGGCTCACTACCGCAGCGTGCTGCGGTAGTGAGC